CTTACAGCCAAAGAATTATATGAATCACAAGATTCTTTAATCCTATTTGATAACTCTAAAGTTGTTAATGCTTCGACAATGCAATTGATTGAAAAAGATGCTGATGTGTATAAAATTACCCTAGAGAATGGTATGAGTCACACTATTACTGGCTATCATAAAATTGCAATTAAAGATAAAATCTCACAAAAGAAAGATTCTTTTCAAGAAGTTTTAACTAAAAATGTTGAATGTAAAGATCTTAAAATTGGTGATTCCGTAGCCATCCAAACAAACAAAGGTTTATTTGGAAATGTAAACAAACCAAAAGAAGCATTTTTACTCGGATTGTATCAAGCAGACGGCACGCAACACAAAGATTTAATAATGTTAGATCTTTGGGAAAACGACTTTGATTTGCTTCCAGTAGTTCAAGTATACCACGACTATGTTTGCGATACCTATCGGACGCAAATTTCTAAATATAATGGAAGAACATATGATAAGCCAAAGTTTATTGATTGTGTTGTTCGAGAAGATTCAGCGGCAAAGAAAAGATTAACTTCAAAAGCACTTAAAAAGGCTCTAAATTTTGAAAAAGGATATGTACCCGATTGGATCTGGACTGCAGATGAAGAAACGCAATGGCAATACATTCGCGGACTTTATTATGCAGATGGAACCGTATTCAAATCAAAGTCCTCAGGAGAACCTATTCAAATATCTTTAGCGTCAATTAACAAAGAGTTCTTGCAAGAAATTCAATTAATATTGGCTAATCTAGGTATGCAGTCAAGTATCCGTTTATTGCGTGCAGCTGGAAACAGCCTAATGCCTGACGGAAAAGGCGGTGAAAAATACTATGAAACAAAGACCTGCTATCGTTTAATTATTGGAAATAAAAACGACGCAATTACTTTTAACAAAAGTACTCATTTTCTTGATCGTAAAGGCATTGTTCTAGAAGATAGGGAATATCGCGATAATACAAAAAAGTTCTATAAAATTTCATCTATAGAGTATGTAGGCAAAGAAGATGTTTATTGCTGCACAGTTAATTCTGAAGAACATCATTGGATATGTAACGGATTTGTGACTCATAACTGTTCAGAAATCATGCTTTCAAATGATGAAAATGAATCGTTTGTTTGCAATCTTTCTTCCATAAATCTTGAAAAATGGGACGAGTGGAAAGACACCGATGCGGTTGAAACTCTTGTTTTCTTTTTAGATGCAGTAATGACTGAATTCATTAATAAAACAGAAGGAATGAAGTTCATGGAAGCTGCAAGGAACTTTGCAATAAATCAAAGAGCTTTAGGTATTGGAGTGGTTGGATGGCACTCTCTCCTGCAATCGAAAATGATTTCATTTGAATCAATGGAGGCAAAATATCTTAACTCAGAGATTTGGAAAACCATGAGGCTGCAAGCAGATGAGGCTACGGGCAAGCTCTCAGCCTACCTTGGAGAACCAAAATTGCTCAAAGGATATGGGAGAAGAAATGTAACCACTCTAGCAGTAGCCCCAACAACTTCTAGTGCATTTATACTCGGTCAAGTTTCTCCAAGCATTGAACCCCTAATGGATAATTATTTTGTTAAAGATTTAGCTAAATCCAGATCTTCATATAGAAATCCTTACTTAAAAAAGCTTTTAGAAAGCAAAGGAATGGATAATGAGGAAGTGTGGCTTTCAATTCTAAAAAAAGGTGGAAGCGTTCAACATCTTGAATTTTTGTCTCAAAAAGAAAGAAGCGTATTTAAAACATTTAGCGAAATTTCTCAAAAAGAAATTATCATTCAAGCCTCAACAAGACAGCGCTGGATTGATCAAGGTCAAAGTTTAAACCTTAGAATTCATAAGGATACCAAGCCAAAAGAGGTTAGTGAACTAATGATTTTTGCTTGGGAGCAAGGAATTAAGAGTTTATACTATCAAAGAGGCACGAATCCAGCACAAGAACTTTCTCGTTCAATAATGGACTGCAAAAATTGTGAGGCATAATTTTATTTTTAAAGTGTAAATATCTATCAAATGGAACTCGATTTTTCTGAACAGATTAAAAATTTAAGAATTCTATCTGCAGAATTGCAGACTAGAGATGACAAGCCAGAGATGGCAATGAGAAATAAAAGCGTTTGCAAGGTTTGTGGTGAAAAGTGGGGTTCGTGCGCTCATGCTAGCGATGTTTCAAATATGATGGATGAAGGACCAGAACATGAAAAGAAAGAAGGTCCAGAAGTAGAAAAAGAAGAAATGAAATCTTCTGAAAATTGTGAAGATTGCGGAAAACCAGAATCTGAATGTGAATGTGAAGAATCTGATGATGAAATGGAAGAGTCTGATTCCGCAAAAATGAATAAAAAAGAAGACAAAAAAGATAAAGAAAAATCAGAAGAAAAAAATAAATTTCCATTTAATAAATCTAAAGCTTCCTTGCCGCAAAAAATTGCGAAAATGCTTCAGTCGAAATTAGAAAATCACAACGAAAAATTTCAGCAAAATTTAACATTTGCCCAACTCAATAAAGTCTATTCTAGGGGGTTAAATGTATTTAATACAACCCATAGGCCAGGCGTTTCTCTGCATCAATGGGCTATCGCTAGAGTTAATTTATTTTTGAAAATGATGAGTGGCGGCAATGTAAAAAATGAATATTTGCTATTGGATGCAGACATAGCTCACGCTAGCTCTTCTAATATAATTGAAAGTGGATTAGCATCATATGATTTTATTGAATTCTCTGAGTTGGAATTTCAACTTGCAAAAATTTCATTACTTGAAGCTGGATTTAATGAAAATGAAATGAATCTTCAGATCAGCCAATCTGAAGAAAAAAAAAAGATAAATAAAACTTTAAATAAACCCTTTAGACTCCCATCTGGATCTAAAAAGAAATTTGGGGTTTACGTTAAAAACGACAAAGGAAATGTCGTTATGGTCAAGTTTGGCGATCCAAACATGAGCATTAAAAGAGACGATCCAGAACGCAGGAAATCATATCGCGCAAGACATGGTTGCGACAACCCTGGCCCCAAGTGGAAAGCTAATTATTGGTCTTGCAAAATGTGGTCAAAGACTCCAGTTAGCAAATTAGCATCTTCAGAAAATTGCGGTTGTGACTGCGGTCAATGCGAAGAAGTTGATATTCAAGATTTAGTAGAAATCGAAGGTGCAAAAAAAGGACTTTGGGAAAATATTAGAGAAAAGAAAAAAAGAATGGGCAAAAATTATAAACCCGCAAAACCAGGGTCTAAAGATTATCCAGAAAAGGAAGCTTATGAAAAAGCTCAAGCAGATGAATATGAGTGGGACGGAGAAGAAGAATTCAATCAAGAAGAATTACTTTCTCTAGATCCTTCTTTAGCTTCCGTTGAAGAAATTGATGAATAGTTTATTATCTGAGTGATTTCAGTTTATCATTCAGCTTTTAATTTAAATAAACATGGGTTTACAAGATGGCAGGACTGCTTAAGCAAGTCCTGCCTTTTTGCTGATGAAGTCGTTGTTGCAATTAATACGTCCGAAGATAATACAGAAGAAACTGTAAACAATATCCTGAAGAAAGAATCTAAATGTTTTAAGATTATTAAAACATCATTTGATTACAGTGATCCTTGGCTTGATGGAAAAATTAAAAATGCAGCATTGCAAGAATGCACTCAAGAATTTAAGTTACAATTAGATCTGGACGAATATGTCCCTACTTGGCAAAGACCATTATGGGACAATATCTGCTTCAAGTTAAAATTCGATTCAAATATTTCTTGTTTAGCGGTTCCATCAGTTGATTTATATAAAGATTTAAATCACTTTAAATCAATAAATCACAAACAATATCTTCATAAAGGGGCTGCCTATAGGGCACCACAAATTGCAGCAAGAAAACAAGACGGCACAATAAACACTTTAATGAGCGACGGATGTGATCTTGTTGACGCTAATGGAAATTTTATTCCAACTCAAGGCTTAGATAATAGATTGGAATCTTTAGAATCAAAACAAATTCCATTTGTTGTACATCTTGGCTATGTAGATTTAAATTCAAGGCTAAAAAGAAATCATGAATTTTGGCATGAACATTGGCATGTAGAAGGTGGCGGGCAATCTCCAGCTCATAAAATTCATATGAAAGAAGAGGATTTTGAATATCCTTACTTAAAACATAAATTGTTACTATGATTAATTTCTTCTGTACTCATCATTCTCCTGCAAAAGATAGAAAAGAATATCTTTCAGAATATTTAAAAAAAGACAATTTAAATATTAATTGGGTAGAGGATTTCTTGCCAGATTGCGAAGAAATAAAAAGTATGGAAAAAATCTTTTCCGAACATTCTGTCAATAAAACTTATTTAAGTGAAGCTGAATTGTCATGCTACTTAAAACATTTAAAAGCAATAAAATTAACTTCTCAATCAGATTACAATAGCGTTATAATTGAAGATGATATAGAGCATCCAAAATTCTCTTTAAATGAATATGCAAATAGAATAGAAAAAGAATTTTTAGAAAAAAATGGAGATATATTATTTATAGGCTCTTTTGGTCAATCTGATATACCTGAAAACTTTCCGCAAGAAATAGTTCACGAAAAATGGATGAGAAGTAGGTGCGCGCATTGCTACCTAATAACAAATAAATGCGCATTAAAAATACAAGATTTTATGTCAAAAATAATTGCCCCTTTAGATTGGCAGTTGAATTATGCAATCGAAAAATTTAGTCTTAATTGTTTTTGGTCAAAAACTCATGTAAATCAAAGAACAGAAAAAGGTATATTAAAATCGCTACTAAGATGAAATTATTAGTATATACAGTCTCAGACTTTAAATCAAGCGCACTAGATTGCATAAAGTTAATGTTTTCTAACTTTAGTGGCAATATAAATTTTGATTTTAAAATTATAACAAACAACTCAAACTATAAAGATTGCGATGATATCATTTTTGACGATTTTCAATGTAATTACGTGGGTTTTTTAAAATATTCAAAATATATCCCAGAGGGATATGACGCCTATATCTATTTAGATTCAGATATTTTATTTTTTGGCAGTCCAAGAGATTTAATTACAGAAAAGGAATATTCTTGCGTGATCGAAGACTTGCCAATGACAGACGAATGGTTTTTGTATAAAAAACACGACAGGGACTATATAGATAGAATAAAAAATTTAAATGGATTTAATGCTGGAACCTTCTGTTTTAAAAACTTAGATTTCTTAAAGAAAATAAGAAATTCATTTGAACCACACATAACGGATAGCATACATTTAAATGCTAGATTAGAACAATCTAGTTATAATTTCATACTTAGCAAAGAAATTAACTTTGATACAAATAATATTTTTGACCTAACAAGTATAACTCAATTATTTGCTGATATGCATCCCTATACGGATAGTAAGAAAATATATCATTTCTGCGGCTTTTCGAATGAAATGCAGTCAAAATTTTTTAAGATGAAATCATTTTATGATAAATACAAGAGATCAAATATCTGAAATTTTACGAGACAATATAATTGGTTGTGAACTTGGAGTTTTTGAAGGTGAGTTTTCGAGCATATTATTAAACTCAAATAAATTCAAAAAGCTATATCTAGTTGATTTATTCGATGGTACTATTGAATCTGGGGATAAGAGTGGAAATTTTATAAAATATAAACTCGGAGATGAACTAATGAATACCGTCGTTAATAAATTTAAAAACTTATCAAATATAGAAATTGTAAAACGAGATTCAGTTTCTTTTTTGCAAAATTTTCCAGATAATTATTTTGATTTTATTTATATAGACACCAGTCACCAATATGAACATACTAAATTGGAATTGAATCTATCTTTAAAAAAAATAAAAAAGAATGGAATTATTTCTGGACATGACTACAATAGATATAGATTTGATGGCGTAGTTAGAGCAGTTGATGAATTTTCGAAAGAAAATAATCTAAAATTAAATTTAACAAATTTAGACGTACTGGAAACATTTTATTTTATACTATAATGATTAATATCTTTAATAAAATAAGTCACTTAACTCTTCTTCAACTGGAGAGAGTAATTGCTAATATAGAGTCAGTAGATTATATTGTAAATAATAATATTGATGGCGATATAGTTGAGATAGGAGTATATAAAGGGGGTAGTATATTATCAATGATTTTGAGATTAGAAGAAAAAAACATTCTAGATAAAATATTCCACTTATATGATACATTCGAAGGAATGACTGAAAGCTCTGAATTTGACGTTGATTTATATAATATAAAAGCAAAAGATGCAATGCAAGAATATTTATGTAAATGTAATTTAGATTCAGTTATACACAACATAAATTCAAATACAGAATACCCCAAAAATTTGATAAAATATCACGTAGGAGATATTTTAAAAACAAAATTTATACCAGATAAAATTTCTATTTTAAGATTGGATACAGATTGGTATGAAAGCACAAAATTTGAGTTAGATAATTTTTATGACAAAGTTTCAATTGGTGGAATTATAATTATTGATGACTATGGCCACTGGAGTGGATGCAAGAAAGCTGTTGATGAATTTTTATTAATTCATCCAGAAATAGAAATTAATAAAATTGACTATACTGGAATTAAGTTTTTTAAAAAATGAAAAAAGTATTAATAACTGGAATAACGGGCCAAGATGGAAGTTTAATGGCGGATTATTTATTAAATAATTTTAACGACATTGAAGTATATGGAGCGCACAGAAGACTGAGCGTACCAAATCACGAAAATATTAAACAGCTAATAAATAATCCAAAGTTTAAAAAAATTGAAATTAATGTCGCAGATCAATTTTCTGTTGATAATGCAATTAATTTAATTAAGCCAGATTATTATATTAATTTTGCAGCAAATTCATTTGTTGGGGGAAGCTGGAATTGTCCAGTTGAACATATGGAAACTAATGCAATGTCTGTATTGTACGCTTTAGAAGCTATAAAAAAGCATGCTCCACAATGCAGATTTTATAACGCTGGCAGCTCAGAGCAATTTGGTGATGTTGATTATACTCCGCAGGATATAAAGCATCCCTTTAAGCCACGATCTCCGTATGGAGTATCTAAATGTGCAGCTCACCACTTAGTTAAAGTTTGGAGAGAATCTTATAATTTATATGCAGTGCAAGGAATATTATTTAATCACGAAGGAGTAAGAAGGGGAGAAGAATTTGTGACAAGGAAAATTACAAAACAAGTAGCCAAAATTGCAAATGCAATTAAATATGATTATAAATATGAACCTTTAGAACTTGGTAACATTTATTCAAAAAGAGATTGGAGTGATGCAGAAGATTTTGTAAAGGGAGTTTGGCTAATGTTAAATCAAAATAATCCAAAAGATTATGTATTAGCTTCTAATGAAACTCACACAGTAAAAGAATTTGTTGAATTATCATTTAAATTTGCCGATATTGGAGGAAAATGGAAAGATGAAGGAGTTAATGAAAAATTCGTATTATCAAGATACAAATCGGAAAAATACTTTTATGAAGATGAACCAGTTTTAATGAAAATTAATCCAAAGTTTTATAGACCAGCAGAGGTTGACTTATTGTGGGGAGATTCCACGGAAGCTCAAAAAGATTTAAATTGGAAATTAGAAACGCCATTTGAAAAACTTGTTGAAAAAATGACTCTTAATGATCTTGACAATGGCAAATAGAATGCCATTATTTGGGTAATGCCATCTAAAAAATCTAAGTCAAAAGTCAATAAAAAACTTTTGCTTAGAAAATTTTTAAATGTTCCCACAAAGGGGAGTCGCCTTTTTTATATGAAAGAGATGACTCTGCTGAATACCTTAATAGAAAGGTATTCTGAAGATTTTGTAGTAGCTTTAAATCTTCCTAAAAAATATGATAGTATGGCTATTATCATATGTGATTCTTTCAAATCAGAAATTGATAGAAGATTCAAAGATTTTTCATATATAACTGATTTCTCAAAATATGAAAATGTAAATCTACACGAACATAAATTTGGAGAAGATTTAATTTTAAACATCAAACCTAAAACAGTAAAGGATTTTTTAAATGGCTAAGAAAAAAGAAGACGGATCAGTTCTAACATCTAGTGAAGTTTTATCTTCATTTTTAAAAAATAATAAAGAAGATCATTACAATTTTGAAGACGATGTTGATTACAAGGTTTCGAGTGGATCTATCCAATTAGATATACAGCTTGGTGGCGGCTTTGGTCCAGGTCTTCATAGATTCTGTGGAATTAATGAAGGCGGAAAAACAAGCGCAGCATTAGAGGTAATGAAAAACTTTTTGAGAAGTGTGCCTAATGCAAAAGGCTTTTATATTAAAGCTGAAGGTCGCCTTTCGAATGAAATGAAAGAAAGGTCTGGAGTTCTCTTTACAACTAAAGCTGAAGATTGGAATGTTGGAACATGCTTTGTCTTTGAAAGTAACATTTACGAGACTGTTGTTGACGCAATGAGGAATCTCGTTTCAAATAACGAAGAGGGCATAAAGTATTATTTTCTTCTTGATGCCGTTGACGGTTTGATCACAAAAGGAGATTTAGATAAAACATTTGAAGATTCAAATAAAGTTGCAGGTGGGGCAGTAATTGCTGCAAATTTTATGAAACGTATGTCCATTGCTCTAGCAAAGAGAGGACATATGGCAGTGTTTGTATCTCAAGTTCGAGCTGATATTAAATTAGATCCGTATAGCAAAGCTCCAATTAGGCAGACTTCAGCTACTGGAGGAAATGCGCTATTACACTTTGCTAATTGGATTTTAGAATTTGAACCTAGATTTGGTGGAGATTTAATTTTACAAGATGCAAATAATAAAAGGATTGATCTAGAAAAAAATCCAGCAATTGGACATTGGGCAAAAGTAACAGTTAAAAAGTCCCCGAATGAAAAAACAAATCTTCAGATTCCATATCCAATCAGATATGGCAGGAAGAATGGCACTTCAATTTGGATCGAGAAGGAGCTTGTTGATCTTTTATACGCTTGGGAATTCATGAATAAGGCTGGAGCATGGATAAAACCTTCTGATGACTTTATAGAGCTTATTAAAGATTTAAACATAGAAGTTCCAGAAAACTTTCAAGGAGAAAAAGCTTTGTTCAAGTTTATTGAAGACAATAATATTTTAGTTAAGTTTTTGAGTAATTATTTTAAGAATTCAATTAATGAAATTCAAAACTCTTGATGGTAAAGAAAGGTATATAAAAAATGCCAAAAAGTTCATCATAGATTGGGACTCAAAAAGCAGAAGTAAGTTTCAAAAAGATGTTAAAGATTTTTTAAAAAAATATTGGATTGGAGATGTTGTTTTTGAGGAACTTAGAATAGTTGGAACTAGATTAAGTTTAGATTTTTTTAATGCTAATAAAAAAATTGCAATAGAGGTTCAGGGTCAACAGCACTTTACTTTTGTCAAATTTTTTCATGGCAACAGAATAAATTATCTAAATCAAATAAAAAGAGATGTAAAAAAAATAGAGTTTTGCGAAATAAATAAAATAAATTTAATTGAAATTTATCCACAAGATGAATTGTCAGTTTCTCTTTTTCAAAAGTTCGGAATTAATCTTTAATTGTGTAAATTAAAAAAATGAGGAAAAGAAAACCAAAATTTCAAAAATTTGAAATGCCAGATTCATTTTTAGATCAAATTTACGAACTCACTGGCGGTGCGGATAAAAATAAGGGTTATTTTTTATGTCATATTGATGAAAATGGAAATTGCCAGATTCGACATAAATATGATTCTCAAGCTACAGAATTTGCAATTAATAAATTACTAGAGATATACGTTTCCCAAAGGGAGGAGTCTCATTTAATTCATTGTGAAGGTCAAGAAATTTCAGACGAAAACGAAGAAGATGATTGACATTTGATTTCTTCCATCATATGATATAGATATGATCTATTCTTATGAATTGGAAAAACAATTGCTAGCAGGTTTAATAAAACATCCAAACTCTTTCATTGATATTTGTTCATTTATCAATGAAAGAGATTTTTATTGCGAAGATACAAGTTTAAATAAAACAATTTTTACAATAATCAAGCAAGCTATAGAAAACGCGGAAGATGTAGATGACGTAATTATAGCTCAAAGAGTACAGTCTTTAGGTCTTTCTTTTGAGGATAATATAAATGTAGCGGATTATATTAAATCTCTTGCCTTAAGGAAGCTTTCTGACAGCTCAACAATTAAGGCCGCCAAGGAACTTAAAAAATATACCATTCGTAGGGAAATTCATGAATCATCTTTAGAGGTCTCAAAGAAGATGAGGTCAATGCCAGCGGAAAGTTCTTATTTAGATATCGTTGGCACTGCTGATAAAATTTATAACTCCAAAATAAATCATTACGAAATTGGAGTTGATTATCCAGAAAATATCTACGATGATATGGAAGCTGTTGTAGAACAGCTTGGAAACAATCCGATAAAAGAGTTTGGGATGATGGGTCCACATAAAAAAATTAATCAGATTTTTGGATCTCTTTGTAGACCAGGCAACATTACAGTTATTGTTGCAAGATCTGGAGTTGGCAAAACTCAGTTTTGTATGGACTACGCGACAAAAGTTGCTGCGGAATATAACGTGCCCGTTCTACATTTTGACAATGGAGAAATGAGTAAAGAAGAACTAATGTTCAGGCAATGTGCCTCGTTAAGCGGAGTTCCAATGCACCTACTTGAAAGCGGAGATTGGAGAAAAGCTGGATCAGACATTGTTAATAAAGTTAGATCTGTTTGGCCAAAAATTAAAAACCTAAAACTTCATTATTATAATGTTGGTGGAATGGACGTAGATTCAATGATAAATATTCTCAAAAGATTCTACTATTCAACAGTTGGCAGAGGAAATAAAATGCTTTTTAGTTTTGATTATATAAAAACCACGTCTGAAAGAAGTGATAAAAATGAATGGCAGTTAGTTGGAGAAATGGTTGATAAATTCAAAAAATGTATCCAGAAGGAAATGTTGCTTGATAATAAGCCAATCATTCCAATGATAACTAGCGTGCAAAGCAATAGAAGTGGGATAACTAATAATAGAAACTCATCAAACATAACCGATGATGAAAGTATTGTATCCCTATCTGATAGAATTATTCATTTTTGCTCCCACATGTTTATTCTCAGAAAGAAGACTTTAGACGAAACTCAAGATGAGGGCAATCAATTTGGAACTCATAAATTAATACCAATCAAACACAGGCATCTAGGTTCAGATATTGCTGGGGCTCTTGAGCCAGTTTTAGTTGGAGACACCTTGCGCAAGAACTTTATCAATCTAGAGTTTAAAAATTTTAACATTACAGAAAAGGGAGACCTACGAGATATCGTAGCATTCAGAAATGGCCAAGAAGAATTAGAAACTACAAACAGATTTAATATTCCAGATTTTGATGAAAACTAAAATAGAATCCTCTTTGTTGGAGCTTGGTTATCAATTGAAGGATTTCGGTAATCATTGGAGAGCTAATGCGGCTTATAGAAATGGAAATAATCCATTATCCTTAATGATATATAAGGATACTGGCGTATGGAGAGATTTTGTTGAAAACAAAACTCCAATGCCTTTTAAAAAGTTAATAGAATTAACTTTAAATACAAATGATCCTAATGTAATAAATAAATACACAGATGTTTCTTTTGAAACTAAAGAACCATATGTAAAAAAAGAAAAATTAGAAATGGAAAAAATATATCCTGACGATTGCTTGAAAAAGCTATTTCCTAACTATGATTTTTATAACAAAAAATCAATAAGCGAAAATACTCAAAAAATGTATAAATGCGGACTGGCGTCTGCTGGAAAAATGTATCG